TCGTGATATGTATAAAGACGATGCGCTTATTCAAAAGATACTTGCGTCATTATTCACGTTAGCATATTTTGGATTAAGCTTTATGATGTTTAGATATTTTGTTATGGGTGATCTAGAACTAGGAGAATTTGAAATAAGTTTTATCTCTACAATATTTGGTGCAATGAGCGCGAAAGTTAATACAGTTGTCGATTTCTTCTTTGGGGGATCGTCAAAAAAGAATGAACAACAAAATAATAAATAATTATGCAAAATAAATTTTTTACAGTAACAGCAGCGCCAGATATAGTAAATGGCGATATATCTAACTTCATGACTGGTGGTAGTGGTTCACCTTCTGCGGTTGAAATAGAGACAAATGATATAGTTTTTGATTGGGCAGCTATTGATATTCCTAAAGGCGTAAACTTATTAAGAAGTGTTTCTGTTTGGATCAATAGTGAAGATGGTGCTGTTGACGCTGATCATGAAGCTTATGAGTTTCTAATAGCAAAGGCTTTTAATGGTAAAGCACCAGAATCATTAGGTACACCAGGAGCTGCTATAACTGCAGGACATTTACGAGCAAACTTAATTGGAGCTTTCAAACTAGAAAATACAGATGATAAAACAATAACAGCAGCAGGTCCTTTACTTGGTGGTGAATTCTATACAGTAACTAGTAATGCTACAGCGGTTGCAACACCAAATTGGGGAAATTCACTTCCATTTGTAATAGATTGTGAAGGTAGTGGCACGAATCCTGGCTACGATAAAATATATATTGCTTGTGTCACTAAAGGCGGAAGAAAATTTGGAACAGGCGTTCTCTACAACGGTAGTGATCACACTGCAACCGATCACAATATTAATTATGTTACTGTTGATGGTGTTGACGCTAGATTAGTATTTAGTGTTGGCGATAAAGTTTATCCACATAGAAGTGATGTTGCAATCCCCGGTGTGATAACAAAAGTGGAACAAAATACATTATATTTTTCAAAAATTAACTCCACGGTAGATTATGACAACAATGACGGAATGATGTGCGCTAATCCAATTAGAATTAATTTAGGATTTGAAAGATAAAAATTAAATTATGGCATATAAACATAATACAGTAGAATACGGATTTGGACAAATGGGTAGTGTTTTTAGTGATACTACTGGAGCTATTACTCCACCAGCAAATAAAGTGTTTGTGGCTATAACAATGCTGGCAGATACAGTGTTTAATAGTACTAATGGTTTAGTTGCTGATAATGATATAGCATCTGGAATAGAATACGCTGGAACAAATACTGCAGCACATGACGCTGTTCTTTCTCCTGACAGAGGAGAGTCTGGCGCTGGAGGTGATGTTATAGACAATGGAAACACTTTTCCAAAAGGTATAACAATATATGGCAGGTGGACAAAGGTAACTAATAATGCCGCAACACCAATAATGCTTTATATAGGAGACTAATGTTAGGATTATCAAGTGGGTTAATATACCCTAATTATTTAGGTGGTATAAACCAACCAAGTGATGTTAGTAATTTACTAGGTTGGTGGGACTTTACAGATGCTTCGTCGATGTACACGGATGCTGGATCAACCAACGTTTCTAGTGATGAAGACAAAATATATCGAATAGATAATAAAGCTTACACTCAAGCTGGTAATGAAGCTATAGGTCAATTTCTACAACAAACAACAGAAGATGATAGACCTTTGTTTTACACCTCTGGTGGCACGAACTCAAAGAGTCATGCTTTTTTTTACCAAGAGTCAGGATCTGAATCTATGTATTTATTTGCTCACGCGTCAGTAGGTAATACAGTTTCTGGTAAACTATCTACAGCAACATATGATAATGATACTCAAACAATATTTTTTGTTTATCACACAACAACTAGATATCCAGGTAGAATGACTCTTTTTGGATTATATGGTCATGATTATGATGCTGGTAGTGGTTTTTATGACAAGTATAAGTCGAGCGGTGAATTACAGTATAGAGTTATTCAACGAAGTGATACAGATGGTGATGGTGACACAGATAATGATGATGAATATAGACCCGAGCTATACATGAGGCGTGGAATACTAAATGGTTCTACTGGACCGACATACAGACAATGGGATCCAGTCGGTTTAGGTATTGGCTTAGAAGCTACAAGTGTTAAATTTAGATATGATACCGCTATTGTAGACGGGCAAACTGCAACCACAACTTCAGCTCCATATTTGAGACCAGGAAGATTACTTAGGAATGGAGATAACTCTAACGGTATAAACTCTTCGTTTAAAACTAGTGTATCAAATAGTAATGATAACACTGACACAAGTCTTAACTTGGGGGTTGATGGAACTATTAGTCCTTTTTCTGTTCAAGTGGGTGCGTTTTTAAATACTATTGGTGGTTCTATATTTTCAACTTACGCATCACCAAGCACTGAGTTTCTTGCAGCAACAAGAGTGTATGAAATTATTTATTACAATAAAGTATTAAATCAGGAAGAAATAACAGGTGTTCAAAACTATATAGAAAATAAATACGGTGAACCACCTTACTAATTAATAATTAAATAAAATAAAATATAATGGCAAAAAAAGAAAAAACGGTTGAACTAAAACCTAAGGCAGATAAAATATCTGAAGAACACTTAAAGGAGTTGCAATCAATAGTAGGCACTATTAATCAAATCCATCTAGCAATAGGTAAAATAGAAGGTCAAAAACACAATCTTCTACATGATTTAGCTGTAACAAACAACAAAGTAGCTGTGTTTCAAGAAACTTTAAATAAAGAATACGGTAATGATGATGTTAACGTAATGGACGGAACTATTAATTGGAAAAAAGATGAAAAATAATATCATTAGAAAAATTACCATAGGTAAAGATTATAAAAATGACTCCATGCACTACGCTGTTGATCAAGAGGTGTATGGAGGTCATAAAATTTGTGATATAATAGAAGAGGAAGACAAGTATTCTATTTATATTAGAAAAGAAGAGGTAGTTATACCTTGGAAAGATTTTAATAAAAATATGGCTATATCTGTTGAATATAACTTAGAATACTAATGAATGCTTATAAAGATTATATTGTTAGTCCTATCGGTAGTCGCTATAATAACAGTGTTAAAATTGGAAAACAAGAGTTAATATTAAATACCGAAGTTTATAATCATCAGTTTGTAAATAGGTTAGCCAAAGTAATCGCTACTCCAATGTTATTTCAATCACCCATTAACGTGGGTGATGAAGTAATAGTTCATCACAATATTTTTAGAAGATGGCACGATATAAAGGGTAGAGAAAAAAATAGTAGATCTTACTGGAAAGAAAATAAATACATAATATCAGAGGATCAAATATACTTGTACAAGAAAAAACATTGGATGGCTATGCCAGGATTTTCATTTATAAAACCAATCAAACAAGATGATAAGTTTAGTTTAGAGAATGAAAAAGCTTTAATTGGTATAGTAAAATATTCTGATGGTATGTTTAAAAACAACGAATTAGTAGGTTTTAAACCAAGAATGCACTGCGAGGATTTCATTAACAATGAAAGACTATATCGAGTTTTAAATAAATTTATTACAATTAAATATGAATATCAAGGAAACGAAGAAGAATATAATCCAAGCTGGACACAAAGCGGTTGAAGAGTTAATTAAAGTTGCTAGAGAAGAAATAGTTGATTCAGACGAGGATATATCAGCTGATAGATTAAAAAATGCGGCAGCTACGAAGAAGTTAGCTATATTTGACGCATTTGAAATATTAAATAGAATCCACGAGGAAGAAAATATGTTGGAAGGTAAAACTGAAGAGAAAAAGGAAAGTACTTTCAAAGGATTTGCAGAAGGAAGATCTAAATAATGTATAAGCAAACATTATATAAAGTAGTAGAACCTATAAAATCAAATACCATTAAAAGACTTAACAAGTCTAAAAAGTGGAAATATGGTTATAATAAAGAAAATGATATTGTTGTTATTTCTAAGACTGGACAAATTGGTGAAATACTTGAAATCCAAGGTTTTCAAATAGCTTTACCTAAGCAACCAAAAGAAGTATATTCTTGTAGTAAAAAACAAGAAGAGCAAAAATGGAAACAGTTTCCAGCTAATCCTGATTTTAAAAGAATTAAAACAGTATTTGATTGGCAAACATATCCAGATGATTTTAAAGAAAAACATTACGGATATATAGACGAAGAGTTTAGAAGAAGAGAAGAGGGATTTTGGTTTACGAACAATGGTAAACCAACGTATATAACGGGTACACACTATATGTATCTACAGTGGAGTAAGATTGATGTTGGTGCTCCAGATTATAGAGAAGCAAATAGATTATTCTTTATATTTTGGGAAGCTTGTAAAGCTGATAATAGAAGTTATGGAATGTGTTATTTAAAAAACAGACGTTCTGGTTTTTCTTTTATGAGTTCAGCTGAAACAGTTAATCAAGCTACTCTTGCAAGTGATAGTAGGTTTGGTATATTATCTAAAACAGGTGCTGATGCTAAAAAGATGTTTACGGACAAAGTAGTACCTATTAGTTTAAATTATCCATTCTTCTTCAAACCAATACAAGATGGTATGGATCGTCCAAAGTCTGAACTAGCATATAGAGTTCCTGCTAAAAAGTTTACTCGTAAAAAAATGAGGGAACGTGAGGAACAAGATGACATGGAAGGTCTTGATACAACTATTGACTGGAAAAATACAGGTGATAATAGTTACGACGGTGAAAAATTAAATTTACTAGTTCACGATGAAAGTGGTAAATGGGAGAGACCTGATAATATAAAAAACAATTGGAGAGTTACAAAAACTTGTTTGCGATTAGGTAGTAGAATAATAGGTAAGTGTATGATGGGAAGTACATCTAACGCGTTAGATAAAGGAGGTGATAATTTTAAAAACTTATACAATAACTCAGATGTCACTAAAAGAAACCGCAATGGACAGACTAAGTCAGGATTATATTCTTTGTTTATCCCTATGGAGTGGAACTACGAAGGATTTATTGATGAATATGGACAACCCGTGTTTAACACTCCTAAAGAAAAAACATTTGATCCACAGGGAATAGAAATAGATTATGGAGTTATAGATCACTGGGATAATGAAGCAGAGGGATTAAAAGATGATCAAGATGCTTTAAATGAATTTTATCGTCAGTTTCCAAGAACAGAAGAACATGCATTTAGAGATGAAACAGGTAATAGTTTATTTAACTTGGTTAAGATATATGAGCAAATAGATT